CGTAGCGCTAGAAGCACAGATCACAGCTCTTTCCTAACAACTAACCTACGACAAGGACGTTTACTTAATGGACAAGCCAAAGACTAAAGATGAGCTGATTATCATCGCGCTTCAACAGCGTATCGGTGAGATGGCTATGCAGTACGAAAGCGCTATCGCGTCCATTCGTGCAGATCTAACTCAGCTACAAGATGTACTTAATATAGTCAATGGCGATAACATCAAGAAGATTGAAGGAGATACGACGAGTGCATGAGGTAAAGGACGGCTCGCGGACCCTACAGTTTAGCGGAAAACTTCTTGCGGAGTCTTCTTCCTGGCGCTCTGGAACATACCGTTGGATAGAGTTTAAGCTCTATAAAACAGACAATGGCTCCTATATTCTTTCTCGCATAGGTGTATCTTTAATTTTTCATGGAGCCGCGTGCCAGTTGGTTAAAAGATACGGCCTTATAGAGATGCCTCTATCTGCGTTGGTAGATGACGCGCTTCCTTGCGAGGAATGTCGTCCTACACGTAACGTTGCAGTTATCTTCCCCGAGAAACATCGTCATTGGGCACAGGTATCCGAGGAGCCAACTCCCGTACTTGACGCCTTGTATAAATACGACCAATCTGGAGCTCGCTATTTAACAAACGTTGCACAACGATTACTAGAAGACGCTTCTGAAGTAGATAAGGGTATTGAGTCGGTGTACAGGATAGAGCTTATTCCGTAAATCAAGTTTTAGTGTTATAATTTTCTTAGAGACAAAGGACGCAAAAGATGTTTATAGTTATTGAAGGCACGGACGCCTCAGGCAAATCTACATTAGTGTCTGAAGTTCAAAAACAACTTACCGAAAAGTTTCCTAAAAAAGAAATCGAGTTCTACCATAAGTCTAAGCCTGAAGAGATGTCTCGTCGTTGGGTTTTATATGACTACGTCACCTCTATTGAAAAGGCAGATTGGTCTCAACGTATTGCGGTTGCAGATCGCTGGCATTGGGGCGAAATCACGTATGCGTCTATAAAACGCCCTGAGACGGGTACAGGCGACGGATACGGTCTCCTTGGTAGAGCAGGTTGGCGTTGGACAGAGCTTTTCCTTCAATCACGCGGTGTTGCTCAATTTTGGCTCTATCAACCTCTTGATGTTATTACTCGTCGTCTTAATGCTCGCGGTGACGATTACATACAGGCGCACGAGCTCGAACAGATCTTAGGTTTATACGAGCTCGCGGCAGCAAACTCCGCAGGACTTGCAGGACGCCTAACTCCTTCTCCAGATTCACTTGATTCCGTATCTCATCTCGCGTCACACATTATTAACCGCGCGGAGGCTTTTCAAGAAGACACTCAGGAACTAGTAAAGTTTCCGGAGTACATCGGACAAAGATTTCCAAGGGTGTTACTTGTAGGAGATACAAGAAATATCACTAAGAAATATGGCGAGGAAACTATCCTGCCGTTCATGCCTGTTGATGGAAACTCCGGCGAGTTTTTACTTACCGCTCTCGAGTCTGATAAATGGAAGACGATGGGTATCGTTAACATAAACGATATGTCATCGGAGCGTTTTGAGGATCTATGGTGTACCCTGCGTCGTCCACCTATAGTTGCCTTAGGGCGTCTTGCAGAAAAAGGACTTATCTACGCAGACATACCTAGCTATCTTTACTCTGTAACATCTCATCCGCAGCACGTTAGACGATTTCTTAACTCACAAAAAGAAGAGTACGGCAAGGCAATAACACGACTAACACAAACAAAAGACAGGGAAGATAAATGGATACTGCGATAATTAACATACCTGACGCGGTTAACGGATACGTTGATCTTGTGCAGCACGTACTCAAGCACGGTAAGGAAGCAGCTCCACGCGGCATGAAGACGCGCGAGATTGAAGATGCAATTATTCGTATTGACGATATACATCACACGCTTCCGTTGGGTGTAGGGCGTGGAACCGTACCTGGTATCGGATCGGTTGAAGCTTGCCAGCTACTTGCGGGTGTTGCAACGCCTAAGCTTGTTATTGAGGTAGGTCCTATGTTTAAGAACTACGCAGAAGATAACGGCGTATTTCATGGAGCGTACGGCGCACGTACGCAGGATCAATATGCACCTGTTATCGAACGTCTCAAGAAGGATCCTGATTCACGACAGGCTGTAGTTACAATCTGGAATCCTGAACTAGATCTACTACCAGAGAAGCGTGATTACCCTTGTACAATCTTGCATCAGTTTAGAATTCGTGACAACAAACTTAATATGAGCGTGTATATGCGTTCAAATGACGTATGGCTAGGAGCTGCCTATGACTTCTTCCAGTTTACGCGAGTGCAAATTGCCATGGCGTCTGTCTTAGGCATTGCTCCAGGGTCATATGCTCATCACGTTGGATCTCTTCACATCTACGAGCAACACTACGATTTAGCAGAAAATCTAAAGCATACGTCTGAGCCTTATGAAAGTATTCCTGCAATTACCGGCGCCAACTGGCAACAGGTCAAGGATCGTGCGATGGGTGCGTTGACAGCAGCGATACATCGAGACGAGCCTATGCTTCTTCATAGCCTTCATCCGTTTGAAGGTTGGTACGCTAACGCGATGATTAAGGCAATTAAAAATCGATGAAAGTCCACGGAGTAGTAATAGCAAGAAACGAGTGGCCGTTACTAGGTCTCTCTATTTCGCATGCGCTTTTCTACCATGTTGACAAGGTTTTTGTTATTGACCACTCCAGTACAGATGACACTAAAAATGGTCTTGCCGAGCTGCAAAAGGTTTGGCCGGATCAAATTGAGGTATTTAGATACGAGGACACCTTATTTGACCAGGAAGCCTTAACTAATATTCTTCTTGAAATTAGCAATAAGGAGAATCCTGATTGGAACTTTATCTTTGACGCAGACGAGTTCTTAGTCAGCCCTACTGATAAAGATATAGAGGATCTTTTATCTAATCTAGGTGAAAAATGGAATGCTATAGCTATGCAGCTAGAGAACTACATAGTACCTGCAGGATTTATTGACACTAGACTAGATGATTATCAGCTTATAGATCACTACGTGACGTCTGTAAATCACGTTGTAGATCGTGATGAGTTCCACGAGCAGGTTAAAAGAAACGAAAAGCTTCTTCACGAGTTTAGAGTTCCCTCAAAGATCCTGGTAAAAAATAACTCAGGTGACTTTGTTGACGCAGGACAGCACCAGCTTAAATACGGGGACGGTAAGTTCTGGGAATTATGGGATACTACGGTTGCCGCGTCTAATAAGGAAGATTGGCTTATATGTCATCTTCCGTACACAAGCCTAAAGAGATTTAAGGCACGCAAGGATGTGCATGAACGAGTCAACAATAATTTTGCCAACAAGGTTTTTGCAAAGACAATAACGCCTGATGAAGATATCGCACAGATGTGGGATAGACTTCAAATGCACCCTGGAGATGAAAATTCTTTGCTAGTTCACGACGCTTCTTTTTCTAAGAGCTTTGCACCTTTAGCTCAAAAACTAGCGCCTCACTGGGGAAAAATACTGCAGCCTTCACACCATAATGTAGTGTACAAAGTATCATCCGAGGCAATAGAGTTTGCAGTTACTGTTGTAAACAAGTACATCAAGAAAAGTGATCAGCTATGGGCAAATCAGAAAGGAGACCGAATTGAGTAATGAGCTAGAGGGTTTTGGACAAAGTAGTCCACTTCGCGAGGCAACCGTGCAACTCCACGAGATGTACGTTGAACTTAGATCCGCGGGCTTTAGCAAGAAGGAAGCACTGCACCTAGTGTCAAAGATACTTTCAAGTGCTGTTATTGGTGGAATTGAGGATATTGATAGATGAGTAATCGCCCTTCTTGGGACGAGGTCTGGATGCAGGTTGCAGATGCAGTCGCACAGAGATCTCGCTGCAGCCGTGCACACATTGGAGCTGTTGTTGTGTCTAAGGACCAACGCATAAGTTCTACTGGGTATAACGGTCCTGCGGCTTTGTTTCCTGCGGAAGGCGAGTGCATTAACTGGTGTGCACGAGCACAAGGATTAAGTTCACTCGATAACACATATGATTCATGTCCATCAATTCACGCAGAGTCAAACGCGCTACTATACGTTGACCGTTCTCGCGTAGAAGGTGGTACCATATACATAACAGACGCAGCATGTTATCAGTGTGCAAAGTTAATTTCTAACTCTGGAATTACCCGCGTTGTTATGCGAATCGGAACGCGTGCGGCTCATCGTTTGCCGGATGCGACTGTAGACTATTTTAAGAAGTGTAACATCGAGGTAGTAATAACAGAGGACATAAATGACAGTTGAAGGCTTAGGTGACGTACAACTTCACCTCGTAGACAGCGTTGAAAAGGCAGGTGAGTTTTTAACCTGGCTTGGCGAGCGTCGTCCTCATGATGCAATCGCGATTGATACTGAAACTGGAGAATACCCAGGACGAGATCGTAAGGACGCCTTATCTCCTTGGCACGGGCGGATTCGTCTTGTTCAGGTTGGCGATGGTCAACAGGCATGGGCAATGCCGTGGGACGAGTGGGCAGGTGCGTTCTATCAAGCTATGGATAAGTTTGATGGGCAAATTGTTTGTCACAACATCGCCTTTGAGGCAAAGTGGTTTGACATCCAATCACGTTGGAAACTTCCATGGCACCGCGCGCACGATACTATGATAATGGCCCATATTATTGATCCACTAGGTGTCGGTGCGTTAAAGCGTCTTGCAGCTCTGTATGTTGACGGGCGTGCAGTTGCTCTTCAAGATACACTAGATACAGAGCTAGTAACTAACGGCTGGACATGGGGAACCGTTCCAACTAATTTTCAACCTTACTGGGCATACGGTGCGTTAGACTGCATCTTAACTATGCGCCTGTGGGAAAAGTTTTATGAAAAGTGTGGCCCTGACGGTCCATACAATAGGGCATACGAATTAGAAATGGCAACACGTCGCATCGTTACCCGTATGGAAATCAACGGCGCGCGTATTGACCTTGACTACTCTAAGAAGAAATTTGATGAATTAACAGAGTACGCAGGATCAGTTAAGACGTGGGCTAAGGAAAAGTATAACGGAGTCTCCATTGGTAGTAACATTCAACTAGTGCGCTTACTAGAATCTCTTGGCGCAGAGATTAACGAATACACACCTTCGGGACAAAAATCAGCTTCAAAGGATCAACTTAAGCTTCTTACTATTGAAGGCAACGACGAGGTAAAGTCATTGGCTGAAATCGTACTGAAGCAACGCAAGGCAGATAAACTTGCTAATACATATTTTGCAAACTTTCTTAACGATAACGTCAACGGTTTTGTTCACCCTTCTGTAAAAACGCTTGGCGCTCGTACTTCCCGCATGTCAATCCAAAACCCAGCGCTGCAGACACTGCCTAAGGGCGATGATGTTGTACGTCGTGCGTTTATTCCTAAGGATGATGACCACGTCATTATTACCTCTGACCTTGACCAGGTTGAGTTTAGAATGGTTGCATCTCTTACGGGAGATCCAAACCTTATCGGTATGTTTCATCAAGCAGACCTTACAGGATCAGATCCATTCACTGAGATTGGAAAAGAAGTATACAGCGATCCAAACTTCCAGCGTTCTGATAAACGACGAGGTCTTATCAAAGGTATGATCTATGGTCGTCTCTATGGCGCAGGTGTTGCAAAGCAAGCGCTTACTGCGGGCGTGCCCGAGAACATAATGAAGACCGTAGTTAATCAGTTTGACGCGCGCTTTCCAGGCATGACCGGTTTCCAACAAAAAATTGAAGATGTTGGAATGCGTCGTCTAAAGGCAGAAGGCCAAGGATATGTCCACACATGGACAGGCCGTAGACTTCCTTGTGATGAAGATCGAGTTTACACATTACTTAATTATCTAGCCCAGGGAGGCGCGGCAGAGATCTTTAAGGCAAATCTTGTAAAACTAGATCAGGCAGAGTTAACCGAACTTCTAATCGTACCTGTACACGATGAAATTGTTCTTAACGCACCGCGTAACGACGTTGAAGAAATTAAGCGTATCGTTAAGGAGTGTATGACAACTACCGAAGGTTGGGCAGTTCCGCTTACAGCCGGCATTGATGGTCCTATGGAAAACTGGGGAGAAAAATACTAGTGAAGATGATCTTATCGGTAGACCCAGGGAAGGCAACAGGCATGACCTTGTTCTCATTTGAAAGAGGGCAAGAGCCAGTCTTAATCTGGGCAGGTGAGTATCAACAAGAAGAGTACGCTAAGCCTATTCGTGACACTCTTGTTGAATATCCTGATGTGACTGTTGTCTGTGAGCGCTTTATCATTAACGCTCAAACTGCTAAAAAGACACAGGCTCCATACAGCCTTGAGCAAATTGGCATTCTTAAGCAGTGCCTCATGGACGCAGGAAGAAAGGCAGATGATGTCATCTTCCAATCACCTTCTGACGCCAAGGCAATGTTTGATAATCCAAAACTTAAGAAGCTGGAATATTGGCATAAGGGCGGTGAAGGCCACGCACTTGATGCGATACGACATGCCCTTCTTCAGTGCGTAAAGCTTGGATGGATCCCTAGAAGGCTCCTACAATAAATAAAGTAGATACTAAGCAGAAACAATAAACAACTTCTGCAAAATCCTGTTAGTATAGCGAAATAATGACGAAAGGAACGACAAACAGTGCCAGTTGACGTAGAGCTCGACGAGTCGGGCAAGCACGTAATAATCAATACTGAGTGGCGTCTTAAGGAACTTTGCAAAAGTATTCCTGGAGCAAAGTGGGATGCAAGAACTCAGGTATGGAACGTGCCTACAAGTTGGGCGACATGCTTGGCGTTACGTAGTACCTTCAAAACTGACCTTCAAATTGGCCCTAGATTGACCGCCTGGGCTTCCAACGAGGTAGCCACACGTATTACCCCGGCGAACACGTTACGTGACCTAGAAACCCTGGAAGAGGGCAACGAGGACCTGTTCCCGCATCAGCGTGCAGGCGTCAAATTCCTATCAGTAGCCCGTAGAGCATTACTTGCAGATGAACCTGGTCTAGGTAAAACAGCGCAGGCAATTCGAGCATTAAAAAAACTACAGGATGACGGCGAAGATGTTTTTCCTGCGCTTATTGTTTGCCCTAACACCCTCAAGAAGAACTGGAAGCGCGAGTTCGATATGTGGTGGCCTGGAGTTGACGTAGAGGTTATTAAAGGCTCAGCAACTCAACGGCGTAAGGTCTTTGAGGAAGAGGCTGACGTATACGTTATTAACTGGGAGTCCTTGCGCTCTCATTCTAGACTTTCTTCCTACGGTTCCATTGCCCTCGCGCGGTGTCAAGAATGCGGCGGGCATGACGAGAAGGTTACTATAAATCGCTGCGAGGTTCACAAGAGAGAACTTAACATGATTGATTTTAAGTCTGTAGTTGCAGACGAAATTCACCGCTCTAAGGAGCCAAAATCTAAGCAGTCACGTGCCCTATGGGCTGCAACAGGTGATGCAGATATTCGCTTTGCGTTGACTGGAACACCTATCGCAAACAACGTTTTAGATCTATGGTCAATCCTTCACTGGCTATCACCTGAAGAGTGGCCAAGCAAGACACGTTGGGTTGACCGAATGGTTAACGTAATGTTGAATGCCTTTGGCGGCATGATGGTGTTAGGCGTAAAGCCTCATATGGAGGAAGAGTTCTACGCAACTATAAATCCACGCATGCGTCGTATGCTTAAGGCAAAGGTATTGCCTTGGCTTCCTGAAATGATGTTTGAACGTCGCGATATTGAAATGTCTACTAAGCAAAAGAAAGCTTACGACCAGATGCGCGACACGATGATTGCGGAGTTAGAATCCGGAGATGCGATTACCGCACCTTCAGCATTGACACAGACAATTCGTTTACTTCAGTTTGCAAGTTCATACGCAACTATCGACGTAAATGAAGATACCGGAGAGATGCGTGCAATTCTTGCCGAGCCTTCCTGTAAGGTTGATTCACTTATGGACGATATCTCAAACGGCGACTTTGGAGATGACTCCGTTGCGGTATGCGCGGTGTCACGTCAGTTGATTGATTTACTTAGTGCAGAAATGACTAAGGCTAAGATTCCACATGGTCTCATCACTGGAGCCCAAGACGAGGATGAACGTCAACAGGCGGTTGACGACTTCCAATCCGGCAAGATCAAGTGGATACTTTTTACAGCGCAGGCTGGCGGTGTTGGTATTACACTTACCGCGGCTCGTCGTTTAGTAATGTTACAGCGTCCATGGTCACTTGTAGATCACAAGCAAGCACTTGACCGTGTTCACCGTATTGGATCTGAAATCCACGACTCAATTATCGTCACAGACTATGTTACAGATGGTTCTATCGAGGAACGAGTAATTCAAGTTCTATCAACTAAGGCTGATAACTTTGAACAAATCGTAAAAGATAAAGATAAGCTTCTCTCACTACTCAAAGACGATAAGGCAGGAAAGCTATGACCCAGCCCGTAAGAATCTCAAACTCAGAAATCCAAACCTTCAAAGATTGCCGTAGGAGATGGTGGTTATCATATTACCGTCGCCTACAACCTAGAACTCAACAGATGACAGGCGCACTTGCGCTTGGTTCTCGAGTTCACGAGGCACTTGATATGTACTACGGCAAGGGCATCCCACTTCTTGAGGCTCACTCTGAACTTGTTGTGAAAGATAAGTTAATTCTTGAGGCTTCATTCCGCGATACATATGATTTAGACTCCGAGGCTGAGCTTGGTCGCATCATGCTTGAAGGCTACTTACAGTGGGTTGACGAAAACGGTATTGACTCTGAACTTGAAATGATTTCTACTGAAGAGATCATCGAGATGCCTTTGCTTAACGGCGAGGTTATCCTGCAAGGTAAGATTGATATGCGTGTACGTCGTAAGGCTGACGGAGTGCGCATGTTTAGAGACTTTAAGACGGTGGGCGGCTCGTTTACTGACTTCTCTGCTATGGCACACATGAACGAGCAAATTCTTACATACATGATGCTTGAGACAGCGCAAAATAAAGAAGGTGAACGCTCTGAAGGCGGAATCTTTACTATGCTAAAGAAGGTTAAGCGCTCTGCAAACGCAAAGCCACCTTTCTACGAACAAATTGAAGTTCGTCATAATGTTTTTGCCTTGCGCTCATTTTGGCAACGTATCCACGGTGTTTTAACAAACATGATGGGTGCACGCAAGGCACTTGATGAAGGCGGAGATCACAGATTTATTGTGTACCCAAGTCCTTCGCGCGATTGCAAGTGGAAATGCTCATTCTTCTCTATATGTCCGATGTTTGATGACGGGTCTGCTGCTGAGGCTGCACTTGAAGACGCGTTCCAACCGTCAGATCCCTACGCCTACTACGGTGTAGAAGAGAAGAAGGGTAACGCTTAATAATGTTAAACAAACACAAAGAGATGAAAGGAAACAGTGATGTCTGACGTACAACGTTCGTTGACTATCATGGTTTACGGCGAATCAAAGGTTGGTAAATCAACCTTCGCGGTAACCGCACCATATCCACGTCTCATGCTTGACGTTGAGGGTGGGCATCGATTCCTACCTATCACCGTTAAGTACTGGGACCCTATTCGAGAAGAACCACCAGTTGCCGATGGCACCTGGGACACGGTAGTCGTTAACGTTCGCGACTACGATGTTGTTCTTAAAACATTCCAGTGGTTACAAACTGGAAAGCATCAGTTCAAGTCACTTATCATTGATTCCATCTCTGAACTTCAAGTGAAGTGCATGGATTCAATTGCGGGCACTGAACAAATGAAGATGCAACAATGGGGCGAGTTGCTTCGTCACATGGGTGCGCTATTGCGTGACCTACGTGACCTTACAATGCACCCTACACAGCCGTTAGAAGCTGTTGTACTAACTGCTATGGCACGACCTGGAGCAGACGGACGTTCACGTCCTTACCTACAGGGTCAGCTTGCAATTCAAGCACCATACTTCTATGACATCCTTGGCGCAATTACAGTAGAAACGTTTCCTAATCCGGACCCGCTGCAATCACCGTTTAAGGCACGTCGTATGTACGTAGAACGTACAGACGAATACGAAGCAGGCGAGCGAGTACAAGGTAGACTTGGAAAGATCGTTGAACAAGAAAACCTTGGTATCGAACGCATGCTTGACATGATTTTCGGTCCAACTACACCAGCAGTAACACCACCAACAACAACTAAGTCAGGAGAATAAACCAGATGAGTTCACTCAATTGGGGCGATCTTGTAAAA